ATCTTTTTTGGCATCGGAAAGATACATTCCATAATCGGCCAAAAAAAAGTCGTCAAACAATTTAAGGAATTTTGTTTTCATTTCCCCAAATATGTAATGAATGACCTCTCCTTTTTCATAATCATGTTTTCCCTTTAAAAGAACTTTTTCCAAAAGAGATTGGACAAATTCATCAAAGGGAGTAAAGATAACTTCTGTTCTGGCAAAGCTTCCCCTTATTGCTTTATCTGTTCCAGTGGCAGTTTGATATTGATTGACATCACCTTGTCTTTCTGGAGATATACCAACAAATTTATCTGCCAAATTTTCAATAATGGCAAGACCATTGAACAAATCTTGAACAACTCCATTTTGTGAAAGATCTAATGAAGTGAATTGGTTGAATGATGAATTCATTCCTTTTTGTTTGGAATTGATAACTATCAATTTATCTTTTTTAATATGATGCATAACCCTATTCAACCCATTTTGAAATGATGACTTTGTAAATTGTTTTGGTGTTTGGGCTGCATCATATACAAGAACACGACTGTCTCCAGCAGATTTAAGGGCCAACCGAATTTCAAACAAAACTTCTGAAGCCATAGATTGCAATTGATAAAGTTTTGCTGCAACAGATTTTATAAGCGATGTTCCAATGGTATTGTCGCGAACAATACTAACAACAGGAAGCATACAGGAAAACTGATCATCAACAGAAGAATATCTAGGTTCCATCAATCCATAATCAAGGCAAATATCAGGACCAAGCATAACAACAAATCTTGGCATTTCGCCATCTATGTACTCAATGCTTTCTTTTTCTTTTTCTTCATAATCAGGATCTAGTTTTTTATAATGAGTGTTGTTGTATTTGTCTTCACTGATTTTTATTTTTATACGCTTTCTGGATTTCCACATGGCGTTGATAAGTCTTAATCTACCAACTTTATTACTGGTTTGAAACCATCCATTATATTTTTGGGAGAAATTGAGCTCTCCACTTTCATAAGTGGATGTATCAACAGACCAATTGGCAAAATTTTCAAAAAATTTCTTGACCTTTGCTTTATCTTCAGCTTTTAAATTTGGAAATATATTATAGATTTCATTTTCTGTAAGATAATAGTTTTCGAAAAAATATTCATGGTCATCCTGAACAATTTTATACGGATCGATGTCATGGTCGCAATCCAATGGATGTACTTTTCTTGATGTCGTAAAACCTTGTGATTTATCAAGAATGACATGTGCTCTGTCTGAAACACAATAATCGATAAACATTTGTTTCAGTTTTTGTTTTTCTTTTCTGACATCAAGGAAAATATTTATAAGACCATCGGCAACTTCTTCCGCTATGAGTTTAAAATCGTGCTCTTCAACATTTTCTGGAATTTGTAAATCTGGATTTTCGGTTTGTGGAGCAAAACCAATATTCGATTTGATTTCCTCAACCATTTCTCTAGCGAATTGTTCAGAAAGAACCTTTATTTTTTGATTGAATTTTTTATTTTTTGAATTTTTATCTATAACATATGCCTTTCTTTTCAATGGACGAGATATAAACTCTCCAACAATTTGTTCAATCTTTGTCTGGATAAGCGGATAAACTATATATTCCTGACCCAAAGAAATACCATGAGGACATGTAATGGTTTTTGTAAGACCAAGTTCTTCTTCGGAAAGTTCTGCATTATAAGCCCTATAAAGCTTCAATATTTCCTTTCTTTGGTCATTGTAACTTGATGTTATTGAAAATGTGGCATATTCAAGAGCGTGTGCAATGTGCCAATCTTTGTCTTTTTTGTTTTCAGGTATCGTTTGATCAGGTAGGGATAAGAGGCTCATCTTATATATTTTTTATAAAAGTAATTAATTTTCTTCTAATCTTCGCTTATGTTCTTCAATGGTAAATGCCATGATATCATTTGAATATCTTGAGAGAACTTCCTTTCTGCGTTCTTCAATGTTTTTTTTCTGCTGTATTTTAGCTTGTTGATATTCCTCTTTTTCATCACCAACCAAATCAAATTCTGGATCGAACGCTCTAATATTGTGAATACTGAAAGGATCTTTTTTTTCATCATTCAATTCTCCATAAGTTTTAAAAACAGCCTCTCCATTGACTATATCATAGAACCCCATTCCATCAATGATATCATTGTTTTCCGGATGGTCTTCGATTCCTTCAGACATTTCACTGAACATATCCAATTTTGACACCATAACCATTCCAAGTGCAGAACCTAAATCTGAATTGGATTCTCCATAATCGATAAGATGTTCCAAAATTTCAGGAAACCAATAATTTGCAAAATTAAGATTTACTTCTGATTTTAAAAGCCTTAATGTCAATTGCCACGCATGTTGATTTGACATTTTAAAACCATATAGATTTTTTGCTTTTGAATTGTAAAGAGTTCCATCAAGGTTTGGACGGGCTTTTAAATATTGATGGCCTCCAACATCCTTGAAATAATTGATAATGGCAATTTTGGTATATTCAACCAAAAGTTCAATATTGTAATATACTGATAATCTAAATGTTTGTGAATAAAAATCATCATCACTATCAGCAGTTCCCCTGTCTAGAATATATGCTATTGGTAAATCACAAGGCTTATTGATTCCATAGAAACAACGATAAATTATTGTGGCACCATTTGAGGACCCCTCCCCCGGATCATCTTCATCATAACTGTCATTTCCACCAATATCCGGATGATAAGGATAATTTATGTTCTTTATTGGATCTAAAATTTTACGTATTGTTCCAAGTTCTTCATCATCAACCCAAACCAATTTTGATTCTCTTGCCAAATGTATTTTATCAATTTCCTTTAGATTTCTAGCAACGGCAACAAGTTGTTTTGTCTTTGGATCTTTTGTTGACCATTCCAATTTTCCAATTTTTCTTTGAAACGGACAATTTTCCTGATTATGAAGTTGTGCATTTAGTTTTTTACGATTAAGAAGTCCACCTTTATTTTTTATAAAAATATCAGATTCTTTTAATGGATACTGTTGGATGTGTTTGACATAACCTTCAGTTCCGTCTTTTGTCTTTCTTTCTTCAAGAATATATTTAAGCGCGGCTTGTGAATCTGTTCTTCCTGTCCTAAAATCAAAAAACGAAACAACTTTTCCTGTTTTTTCATCTGGAATACCATCACCTGGATAATAATCGGTTGCAAGAACCAATATTTTTTTGAGATTATATACATTGCGTTTGGCCTGATACATGCTCATATAGCCCTTGGATCCTTTTTCGATATCACCTCCGGTACCATAGACAATGGGCGTTCCAAATTGATAAGACCCTTCTTTAAAACATGGTTCGGTGGATTTATATGCGGCAATAAGATCTTCAAAAAGACCGGCCTCCTCAAATATTGCAAGGCTTAAACTTTTTCCTTCAAACCCCGTAGGCTTGGCAAACATCGTTTTGATGTACATTTGGGATTTAAGACCTTTAGGAACTTTTTGTTTGTTTACATAATCCCAATAACCAAGCTGAAATCTATCATCGTTTTTAAATAAGATCCCGGATCTATATTCCGGTCGCATATGGTCAAACAAATCTTTTACTTTTTCATAAAAATCTGTCGCTTTTTCCTCAAGACCGGCAGCAATGCCAACTTCAGAATCCCTAAAGAACAAAAGTTCATATCCCATACATGTCGATCCAACATAGGAAAGTCCAACACGTCTTGGTTTTCCGACAATAAGTCCATAATAATTTTTCCTTGCATCTGTTATTTCATCATATAAACGACGATCAAGTTCTCTGTAAAATGGATATTCAAATGTTTTGTTGGTGGCACCTTTGCGAAGAAGTTTAATCTTGCACATATTGAGATAGAAATAGTGCCTACCGGATATTTTTGGCATAAAGGAATTTGGTTTGAAACCATTTAGGCATCTGTCGTCCTGTTTATCCCAATAATCATCATAGGATATTGTTCCGGGTTTAAAATCGGGAATTTCTTCAACAACTAACGGTCGATAATATTCGCTGTTAAATTTGTTCCAGTCAATTGTTACTTTCATTGTCAATTGTTTAAAAGAAAGACATCGTTAGCATATAAATAATATATGGTTCACGATGCCTTTCAAGAAACAGAAGAAGTGCCTATTATCTTATTTCGTGATAAAACGAACTCTTTTTCTCCAATTTCTGTTCTAACCTTGAAAGACTGTAACCGTTGACAACAGGGGATTCATGATAAATATCCTGGCCCTCAATTCGTTTTGTAAAAGCCTCAATGTCGTCATTGATGCTTCTCAAATCTTTTTTAAGCTGGGCCATTGTGATGTTTTTTCTTTTTTCATCATTGGAATCCAAGGTATCATACTCCTTTATTTGCTGGAGTTTTCTAACCTTTTGGTCATAGTAGATTCGTTTCTCTTCAAGAGTTGGATCATATTGTAGGGCATCATATTTTTTTAAGGCAGATTGAATCAATTCAGTGTTCCAATGCCATTTGTTTCTGTCTCCAATAACTTCTTCCTGTGCTTTTTTTGGACGGTCAATGTCATTGTAATATCGGATTGGAGATTGATAATCGGCAACAAGTGCAACGGCTGTCAAGCAATAGAT